CTTTAACGTTTGAAGTTGAAGCTGTTGATGGCACACAAGCTATTTATCAAGCTGAAGAACTACTCAATGCTTCAGCGGGTGTAGTGGTGGGACAAACCCCAACAGAAACATTACATAGAGAATACATAATTACTAGTGTATCTCCTAAGACTACATAGATTATATAGTAACTATAAAACTCTGTAAAGATATAATCTTTATATTCTTTACTGTTCTTTACTGTTTAGCTCTATAGAGCTTTATAGCTCATTGGAGTTATAGGGCTAAACAGTAATTTCTATTAAGACTTGACAAGTCTTTTTAGACTATGCAAAAATAATAATGTCACAACAAAAGGAGAAAGATGGAAGACATAATAAACGATAACATCAAAGAACACATTACTTGGGTTATTACTGATGTTTGGACACTACACGAGAGAGAAGATTTACTAGCAGATTGTTTTGATTTTGTTACTGATGAAGTTATGGGACACGAAGCACCAATAACGGACAGTACAGTGTTACGAGCAGTCTGTAAGTTTTTACAGATACATTGTCACAACGCTATCTCTTCACAAGATATTGAAGACTTAGCTAAGACATACAACAAACATTAAAAGTTTGTGGCTGAGACTACAGAGACCTCACACTAAAATGAAAGTATTATTCATATTATTGTCTCCTTGTTTTCTTGGCCACAATTTATTCTGACACAAAATTTGACAGGTCTTTCTGGCCTATGCTAACCTAACAATAGAACACTACACGAGATGGTGTGACAGTCTGAGCAGTACTGTGTCTTCAAAACTGCTCTTAACTAACGGAGAAAATTATGAATGATAATTTATTAACTGAATACGAACTAACCAAACGACTTGATAATGAGTTTGGTGATGTTGATTTTAGAGTGTGCGATAGTCCTACTAAAGGGACTGTAGCAGTGGTGTATTTTTATGAGGAGAAGTTTAATGACTAAAGCAGAAATTATAACTAACTTAATCAAGCTTCAAGATGGTGCGTTAAAAAATCTTGAAAGTAAACTTGCCGATACCCACAAGTGGAATATCGAGAGGGAACTAGAGTTGCCAGATGATGAAATTAATTGGGGTTACATAGCTAGTATGG